CGTCAGCAAGGGTCAGGGTTCCTGTGGTTGCATTACCAGTTTTAAGAATTAAATCTGCATTGCCGTTGGATTGGACAGTAGCATCTGAGCCTGAATCTCCTACACGGAGGGTGTCAGCGTCTACTAATACATCGCCCGTACCGTTAGGAGCAATAGTGATGTTTCCATTTGCCCCGTTAGCAAGAGTAATCGACCCGGCATTAGTTCCAGCGTTGGTATTGATTACAAGGTCGCCGGTCCCGTTGGTAGTGATGGTTGCGGATGCGTTTGAATCTCCTACACGGAGCGTATCTGCATCAACTTGGACATCACCAGTTCCGTTGGGGGCGAGGACGATGTTGCCGTTTGTATTGGTTGAAGAAATGGTGTTTGAAGAAATGTTTAAATTTCCAAACCCAATTGTTGGAACATAGTCAAAGGATTGAATGACGTTCGTTCCATCCACATAAACGGCTACAGTCTTACCGTTTGGAACAGTAATTCCAGTTCCTGCGGATGTCTTAATAACAATATCTTGACTACCCGTGGTGTTGTTCTGAACCACGTAGGTCTTATTGACAGTTGGAACGACTAAGTTCCTAGAGGCGGTATTTGCACCAGTACAGTTCAAGTACAGACGGCGAAAAGACTGACTGTTGACCGTATCAGTTGCTGTTAAGGTAACGTTCGCATCGGTAAAGGCTACTGTGACTCGACCCACTAGAGCCTGTTCAAACACATTTGAGAAGTTATTGTTAGTCGTTGTACCCCAGACACCGGATTGCTCTCCGGTTCCAATGAGTTCAATCTTTAAGTCAGTGGAAAAGGTGCTCATATTGTTTCCTTATACCGTAAATACTTCAGTCCAAGTAGTACTCTGATTGTCATTGATTTGTTGCCAATTTGGATTTTGGTCATCATCAATTTGTTGCCAGTAGTAATACCCAATTTGTCCTGTTTCACCCCTTGCACTGACACCGGTCAATGCAACTGTTATCTCTTTTCCTGCAATATTTCCAACAAAAGCATTTGCAAGAACCCCTGTCAGGAAGTCTATAAATCCATCCTGAACGTCTCCAACATTACCGTTTGAGGATACCCCGGTTAACGCAACAGTGCGAGATGTCTGAACGTTGCCCGTTAATCCATTTGCGGTAACGCCTGTCAGGGAATCGACAATACCGTCCTGAACGTTCCCTGTTTCTCCTGTTGCTGACACCCCAGTAAGGGCGACAGACATTTCAACTGCTACATTGCCGGTGTTTCCAGTTGCCTGTACTCCGGTCAATGCAATCTGAGGAGTTGCTACTACAGTTCCTGTATTTCCGTTTCCTTCAACCCCAGTTAAAGCAACCGTCCTGCTTGTTGCTACGCTTCCTACATTGCCTGCGGCGGCTACGCCTATCAGAGCAATTTCAGGAACCGCTAAAACCGTTCCTACGGCTCCAGAAGCGGCTACCCCGGTAATGGCGGTAGTCACACTGTCCGAAACCGTTCCGGTGACTCCTGAGGCTTCTACGCCCGTTAGAGCAACCGTGACACTGACACCTACTGTGCCTTCTTGACCTGTTCCCGCAACTCCTGTTAGGTCAAGTTGTCCACCACCCCACGGTCCGTAGCCCCAAGTGTCATCACTCCATCCGAGGGACATTTAAACATCCCTTAGGTTGTGGATAACCGCAACAGAGCGTTGGTCGTATCGTTCGTAGGCATGGTCAACGTAAAGTTTCCAGAGGTAATTGTCTGGGAACCGAACGTAAAGACCGCCACCGCTTTATCCGACTGAGTGCTGTTGTAGAGCAACATAGCGTCAAATGCGGTAGTCAGGGTCACGCCCGTGTAAACAATGCTTGCCGAAGACGTCCAGTAAGCCACTCCCGCAGTCGCAGAGGTATTAGTCGAAGTCGGTGGGGTAGCGTTAGTAACCGTCACACCGCCTGCGGTATATCCAGTACCACTAACTTCATTAGTTACTGAATAAGAAGTAGTTGCCGCATTCCTTGTGCCGGTGGCTTCGTATAAAGCCGCCTTAAAGGTATCCGCAGTACCAGAGCCACGAACAGGAGCCGTTCCAAAGTTATGCGTTGCAGTCAAAATCTCCTGCATGAACGAAGTGCACATTGATTGAGTATTTGCCATTTCTCTATCCTAATTTTTGAGTTGCAAAATCGGTAAAAGGACCTTTTTTAAGAGTAACGTGAGCAGAACGGTGAACCAACTCGCCTTCAAGCCAATACTCCACCCAAGTGGTGTACTCATGGTCGTTGTCTACTACACCTTCTTTTTTCTACAGAAGGAATTCATCCATCTCGCCTTTTGTTGTGCTGATTAAGCCCATTGTCTCTCCTATAGCCTGATTAAGGCTGATGTTGCGGTGTCCGCAGGAAGTTGAACGGTAAAGTTCGGTCCAGCGGTTTTATCTGACCCAAAGTTTAATACTGCTATTGATTTATTTCCTTGAGTCAAATTGTAAATGAGCGCACCTCGACAGGTAAAGGAAACGTTTGTCCAGACCACATTGTCAAAAGACACGTACACCGTATTACCGCTCGTTTTGATTGTTACGTTTTGACACAAATTGCCACCAGCCGCATAGTTCGCACCGGAGACTTCCCCAACTGTCGTATAAGCAGTCGTGTTCTCATTTAAGTCAGCCGTAGCCACATACAGGGCCATATAAAGGCTATCCGTCAGGATGTCTTGTTGACCCTGAAGGATTTCCTGCTTAAATGAGTTGGTAACGGTCTGAACAATCATACGACAGGGTATTTAGGTAGACCGTCACGATACGAATCGCCTTTCTCCTTGGCATCGCCAAGTTGTTTGAGAAGGGCCATTGCCTCGTCATAGCGTTGTTTGTAAAGAACCACCAAGTCTTGCTCACCCTTCATGTAAGTAATGGCTTCCATCAGAGTCGCATTTAGCAGTGCCACGTCAAAGTTATCTCCAAGCCAAGTCGTATTGGCGGTAACAATCGACTCCGGGTAGTAAAAGTAGTGCAACTCCATCGTGTAAACCGCATCAGGAGTGGGACCCAAAAGAAAGGTCAACTCTTTAGGAAATGAGTACTGTGGTCCAAACAATGAATAACAGTAGGGTAAACCCGTATCTGTTGGGTCCGGAAATGCCTCTCGAATGAAGTTCACATCCTTATTCAAAAGATAACGGTACTCACCGCCATCGATGACTGCCAATGAGAACGTTGACAGAAAGTCGTTAGGACAGGACAGATACTTGTTAGCAGGAGAGGTTTGACCAGTAACGTTTCGGCGCAATGAGGGCAACTGAACAGAGTTGTAAATCTTCTGTTCTGCCTGCTCAATCATGCGATTCATGTCTACTGTGGGAAAGTTATTCTCACAGTAGTCATTTACCGCCGTTACTAAGTCTGCATAGTTCATTAGCCCATCTTCCCACTAATTTTACGGCCCTTAGTTGCAGCACCATAACCACGCATCTCACCTGTGCCGTATGGGTTGATAGGGGCATAGTTACCTTTGCTAATCCCACCAACCGAGATATTTAAATCTTTAATGAATTCAGCCCCAGTCTCGTAATGTGAGTAGGTTGAAGCATTAGTTTCTTTTCCGGTCATGGCATGAGGTGGTGCATATATCTCGGCAGGACCAATCTCTTTACCACCAACCTTTTTAGAAAATTTAGCCATTATCGACCCCTTCCGCTTGAACGCTGGTTCATCACTTTAGCCATATTTCTTCCGTACTTCATTCTGTCCATCGAAGTTGGACCGCCTTTTTTCATGCCGTGCATGGCTTTCTCATGCTTTTTAACGGCCTTCTTAGCGACCTTCTCCATCACGGGTTTATCTTTTTTGATGTCCTCATGTTTCATTTCAATCTCCTTATGCGGTTGAAATAGTTACCGTTGCCAATTGAATTGGAAACGTCAAAAAGTTTGGTGTTAATCCTGCATCATCTTGACTTGCACCACCTACTGGTTGCCATCCCCACTGTATGACTCGACTACCTTCAGTTGGGTAACCGTCTTGATTAACGCTAGGACCCGGATTCTCATTAATCAAAAGACCTGTAGAACCGCCTGCCCTGTAACTCACGTCTGGCCTTGGATGTAAAACAGCCTGCGGGTCATACACCGGATACATACCCAATGACAACTGTGGCTGGTCAGGGTCCCAACACTCAGGACATACCTTGATGTTAAATAGGCGTGTCTTGATAATTTCTTTCTTTAATTCCTTGAGTTTAAACCGTTGACCGCAACGGTCACACTCCGCAATTGAGTATTTACCGGATGCGTATTGGGTAGCCATTACCAGAACATTTGACGAGGAGCCAAACGGAGGGAGGCTTTTTCCCTGTCTTCAGTAGAAGCCATGTTCCACTGTTCATCGTAAATTTGTTTCAACAGGCCAACTCGGTCTGCGGATTCTGGATTCTTAACCGACAGATGGTAGGCCAACCCAGAAATAAGAGCAGGAAGCATCCTGAAAGGAATGTCTTGAATCTTTACCCCGGAGCCAGCGTCTTGAATCCGTCTCATTCTGTAATACACGAACGTGTAAGGACCGCCTCCGGAATCAGGGGTGGGCCAGACATTGACACTGGGAAGATTTTGAACGTAAATAATCTTTGTCGGGGCCACATTATGACTAGCCGCAGTCGTGTCGTTTTGACCCCGATTACACAACTGAAGGGTATTTTCTGACACGCTCATGTAGGAAATTACTTCGTTTTCAATGCGGATAAAACCAGAAGACGGCAGTTCCACAGTTGAAGAAACTGGAATATCAGTATCAGTGGCACTGATTGTGGATGCAAGAGTTGCCGTTGTAGCGTTCTCTTCGCCCGTCTGCCGGTTTACCCAAAACTGAATTGGACGACCATAAGCAAGTTTATTGGGAATGGTCAGGTACATCGTCTCCGATATACGGGTGATATTGATATCGATTTGGTTCTGAGTAGCCTGATTCTGACGAACCACCGCATCCAGAATATCGATGGTATCCGTTGGAATCGGATAGAGGGCTTGCTGTGTGACAAGAGGGATTTCTCCCTGCTCAATGGTCCACATATTGATGCCACGGTTAGCCCATTCAATCGTCAGAAGATTCATGGAACGTCTGGCGGTGCGTAACTGATAACCAGTACGCATCTCGATGCCACACCGTTCGTAGGCTTCTTCTGCAATCTCATTAAAGTTGAGATTGAATAGGGTGTCTCCCGTGGTGCTCATCTCACTGTCCTATGCCGAGCAACCTTTTTAGCGATGCTCTTAGGCTGTGCCACAAACTGCTTCCCTTTTGCACTACCGGCTCTTTTGGCCTTCGTGGTCGATGCGTACTCTTGCGGGGAGAGGGCTTTGATTGCGCTTTCTGGGAGGTAGCGTTCCCCTGTGTCGGAGGAACGCTTACCGCTTTTCGTGCGCCACTTTTGCTCTGTCCACGCTTTGAGGCTACGTTGGCTTTTGGAGAGGCCACTCACTTATAACCTCCCCCGCTGGCCTTGTACTTCTTAGCCAACAACTGAGACTTTCTTGCCGACCACTGGCCTGCCTTTGTCCCTTGGGTTGCCGAAGACTTAATCTGTTTAAACAGGCTCTCCCTGAGTCCGGGCTTGGTGTAGTTACCGGCCTCATTGACTTTCGACACCCCGCCCTTTTTGTAATAGGAGACCGCATCGGGATTGTCTCTCCGATAAATGGTCTTACCTTTAGGCATCTTGGATGGGTTAATTGCCCCCATCCCACGGGACGGTCTCATTTAGCAATACCTCTTAGTCTTCCCGCCAGCCGACATTTTGACCTGTTTAGCCTTAGTCTTGCCACGCTGGGCAACGCCATCAGCCGCCTTAACGTAGCCGCCTGAGGCCATCTTGACCATCTCTGCGCCACGCTTGGACTTCTTCTGGACCGAATGCTCACCCTTAGAAGCAATACGACCACCTTTTTTCATGGTGGGAGCGGGACCCATAGCAGGGGCCGCAGGAGCCATACCGGGAGCCATACCCATAGGAGGACGGCGACCACGGCGTTTAGCCATCATTGCCGCCATACGGGGGTCTCCCATACCACCACCTTGCATCTTTTTCATTTCACTTCCTTTCGTAAATTCACGACCTACGGATTGGGGAACCCCCACCTTTTTTGCAAACTTTGGATTGTTAGCCACCGCTTGCATAAACTTTTCCTGCTTGGCTGATACGGCAGGCATTAAACAATCCTTCCCTTGGTCTTACCACGTTGAGCACAGCCGTCTGCCCTTTTTGATGCTGAACTTACTGAACCACCGCTTGCATATTTTTTAACCTTGCCGCCTTTTTTCATGCCACGAGTTTCACGTTTAATTTCAGGATCCGTTTCAACTTTTAGTTTTTGTCTTTCGTTTTTTAAATGTTTTATTTCTGCTAATTTATTTCCTAAATCTTGATATCGGACTTCAAATGGTGGCCGTCTACCTTGATAGGCACTTATTGATTTAATCTCATTACCAATACCACCTAAAATACCTTTTGCTTTATTAGTAAACGTATCTTTTTCTTCTAATTCACGTTCAATTTCTTCAAGACGATACGATTTAGGGTCAAGCGTTTCCATTTCACCTTTTTTGTTTTTCCGAATAAATATTTCTTCCATCACTTACCCCTTTTGACTAAGCCCGTCAATTTTGCTTTCAAGACGGTTAAACCTTGAATCAATGTGTTCCACCAACTTGTTAATTTCTGCTTGAGTGACGTTATCACGAGCCACCTCCTCACGAGTTTTGTTAAGAAGGATGTTGAGCCTG